TCAGGTGTATATGCTCCTGGTACTATTGCTGCTGTACAAGACGACCCAGGCGAGTCATTCAGCTTTACTCAGGCATTTACTCAAGGTGATGCGATTGATACAACTGGACCAGACATCGGTGATGTTTCGGCATACGGTGATCAATTATCTACTGCTGCTGGAAGTGCTGGATCCTTGGCTGGTACTGTAACTTCCCAAGGTGCTTTGACTGTAACCGCTGGCGGCGCAGGTACAGTCGCTACTGGACAATTTGTAACTGAGCTCTCAATTAACTAGGAAACTAGGTTATGAAAAGGCTTATAACTATATTAGTGTTGGCATTAGGTAGTACGGGTGTTGCAAGAGCAGTACCCGTGGTCCCCAACTTCCAACAGGGCTCAATGACGAGCCACACCGAGACTGAATCGACAGTCACGGAGACTATAAATTCAATTGACTATAGGACAGGATGGGAATACTCAGTGACTGGCGTAGGGGTAGAAAACAATGGAGAACCCCTCAATCCCAATGTGAGCACATCAACAGTGCAAGTCGCACCAACCGTAGGGACAGACGAAACAGGAGCAACCGCAGCAGCGACAACTTCTTCGTTCGATTCATTAAACTTCAACGGTCAAAACAACTTCACAATAGCAGATCCTGGTGGAGCCTTTCAATTTACCCAGACATATTCTGGACCAGGAATGACAAATCAAACAATAATTCAAAGAGTAACAACTATACAAAGCGTCACAGATACCACAAGTACCTTTACGCAATAGCAACTTCATGTAGTCTTTTAACACCTAACGTCGCATTAGCACAAGGTGTTGGTGGAGTATCTGCTACTGCAAATCCTATCGCCAATAGTTCTGGCTCAGTAACTAACCAGGCAATACAAGTTTTACAAGGTCCATACATTACTAACACCTATGGTGGTGGTGTGCAGTGTCAAGGTAGTACATTTAACCTTACACCATACATACAGTTTGCAGATAGTAGAAAAGATCCTTGGGAAGATTTCTATAACGAACCTCAATATAATACAACTGACGCTACTGGTAAGATGGTTCCTACATATGTGACCGTCAAGAACTACCCGTGGGAAGAATGGTATGATGATAGAACATATATCTCTGACGGAACAGATGGTAATACTATTGGAGAAGAAATTAGATGGTTCCCTGATGGAACAGATATTTCTATCATTCAAGATATAGACAGTGCTAATGGTGTTCCCGATGTAGTTGATGCTGGTGGAGAAATGACACCATCATGGTTTAAACCTGTGCGTACTGATATGAGAGCAAACCAATCATTTAACGTAGGTTTATCTGGTACACTCTCTATACCACTGAATAGAAAACTAATGAGGCAGTGCCATGAGGCTGCAGCAAATCAAAATGACTTAGTTGCTCAGACAGTTGCTAATAAAAGATTAGATTTTGAGATCGCTCGTCTTAAAAATTGTGGCGAACTCATGAAGTCTGGTATTATGTTCCATCCTAAATCACCATATCATAGTGTATGTGCTGATGTAGTTGTTACTGCACCTGGTGGAAAGGTAGAACCACATGAACACCAAATACCACAACCACAGTGGACTAATCCTTCTACTTCTTTACAGCCTTCTTCAGAGTCTGTATCGCCTGATTCCGATCCCTCTGAGCAAGTTGACGTTCCCGAAGAGAAAGTATCTTCTCTTTCTTTCCCAAAACTTTCTTTACCTTGGCAACGACCTTCTTTATCACTGGTTTCACCACCTTCAAAAGCAAATCCGCTAGGGGTTTTGCAAGTAGGGCAGAGCTTGTCGCAACCAGAGCAATAGTAGCAGTAGTAGATACAATAGGAACCGATGGGAGGTATTGTTCTGTAAAGGATAGTGCCTCCCATTGTGTTTCACATATCTTTCCGTCAGGAGTTAATTTATATCCAACAACTTTTTCTGTTCCTGCCTGATTAAGATCTCCTATTCTTCTTGCATTAGGTGGAGGACATTCCACTGTCCCTTCAGTACCACCTACATTTGTATCAGGTGTTGGTGGGGCATCTGGTATTTCAGGTGCAGGGGGATCTCCAGTATCAATACCTTCAGGTGTTTCATTTGAATCTGTATTTAAAGTTTGCCAAGTTAATCCTCTATAATCATACTCTGCTGGATCGTAGTAAGGAGCACCAGCATCACACAATACTGTATTACCTTTAGGGTCATCATCAACCAGCATCTTATTTCTTGATCTCTGCTTTACATTCTCCTTGTGTACCTTTACACAACCTGGCATATTAACTACAGGAATTCCTATAGTTTCAGTAACAGGAACAGTTGGTGGGATTACTGTTGGAGCACCATTCTCAAATATTCTAGCATCAGCAATCTCACTCACACCAATAGGTCTTATACTTGTATCTGTTGATTGAATATTTGTCACAAATTGTACCTCATTACCATCTACTCGTATATTATCAGCAACATCTACTTGTATTAAATTAGTATTAGTTACTGGTATACCATTTACATTTACTGGATATACTGTATCTGCACCATTTACCTGTACGTTATTAGTATAAGGTATAGAAGCATCATAAGTTGTGACACGACGTATGTTACGTATCTCACTCATGATACTTTATTACCATAAGAACTTGCTTCAGTTGAGTCAGGATTATCTTTCAAGTATTGAACATAACTAAATCCCGATCCTTCTGGGTAAATATATTTTCCATTCTCATCAAAGTTAGGTAGTTTTGCCCTCGACTCTGCTGATGGGTATGTAGGATAAGGTCTTTTCCCTGCTCTCATTTCATTACCTATTCTCCTTCTTTTCTGATTACCAGTCTCATGATTTGGATCAATAGTAGGCCATGATGATCCTAAGATCCTTTTAATATCTTCTTTGGTGTAACCATTAGGATGAGACATTACTTACCTCCTCTCTATCAGGAATAAGATTTAGTTCACCTACCACTCCACCTATAACAATAAAGGCAGTGAGTACAGCACCTGCACCCCATACCCATTTCTCAAGTGCTCTAATCCTTTCTCTTACATCTTCATTTAACTTTGTTATTCTCTCGTCTGTTCTATCAATTCTCTTATGAATTAATTCCATACGACGAGTAGCATTCTCAAGAGTGCTTTCAAGAACAGCAATCTTTACGTCTTGATTTGAATCCTTTTCTGTAATGTCACTCATTTTTGGATTCTATGATTGCCTCTTTAATAACCGTCTTTAATTGTCTTAATTTCTTTTTACCAAGACCAGATCGTGTATCTATCTTAACTTTAACCCAATAAAGACCTATAATAACAGCAAGAAATGGTATAGCATCTGCCCATGAGATGGCATTATATGCTTCAGCAGCATCAGATAACATTGAAAAAATCATTTAGGAACCTCCTGTCTATAATCTTTTTTAGGAACTTGAAGACCCTTCACAGGTCCAGAAGTCTTAGGCCAGTTATTAACTAACTGTATATATATTTCTTCTCTTACTACCTTACGTATCTCTTCTATCTGTGCATCCTGTCTTTTCTGTGGACCACCTTGCATCTTATCTATCTGATGATTACCACCAACAAAAGCCCCAGTTCCAAGAACTGCTGTTGCTGTTGTGATGGATGCTGCTTTTTGTATGTCCATTAGTAATCTATAATTATTTTATTAGGTTTAACTGTAAGAGTTCCACCCATCTCCTCTGCTATATATTCCATTTCTTTCATTAACTCTTCATGACTAGGTGCAGTATAACCACATTCCTTTCTGGTTAATGCACCTGGTCCAGTATGTTTAGGTAGTGCCATCATATTCCTCCTTAGTTATAGTCCACTCAGCATATAATCTTCTGGTACATTCACCATGCTGATTAATTGTCACTTGATCATTACTCAACCAAAGTCCCAAACGATCTCCTAATTTCACGTAAGTCCTCAAAATTTTTCTGTTTAGTGCCGCCATCATAAGACCAAGCATAACCCTCCGTAATCATTTGTTCATTTAGTGAAAGATCAGAATCACCAATATAGAGCCAACCAAGAAGCCTACCATACTTCCCAACGCCACCCTTAAGTTCAGTTCTAATAGTGAGCTCTTCATCACCTTTAATAGTTTCTGTTAGTTTGGCTTTTAACCAATTTGTTGCATCAATACCTAATGCCTTCTCCTCTAAATCTCTAGTCCTCTTCTCTGGGGTGTCCACTCCAGCAATTCTTACCCGTTCTTTCTTGTATAAATCGAATCCAAGATCGATCAGAACATCTATCGTATCCCCGTCTAATACTTTCACTATCTTTGTCACTCGGAAGTTGTAACAACTCTTCCGACTCGGTGGAACCATTGCTCCCATCTTCTTGCTCCGTAAGTGTATTATTTAGTTGTAATAAAGATTCATCAATAACAATATCTATTCCTTCACGACTCTGTTCTGCTTCCCAATTCCTGATCTCCTGAATCATCTGATTCGGAGACATGCTTATCATTAATGGGGTTAGGATTCCAATCATCGTATTTAAATATCCAGTATATTGTAACACATACTCCTACAAGAAGTATAGCTATCATAATATTTACACTATGTACAACCTCACTCATACACTTCACCAATCTCCCAACATTCTATACCTTCATCTCTAATAATATCCATAGTTAATTCCAAACGATTAGCAGGAACTACTACGCAGTATCCAATACCTAGATTAAATACTCTCTTCATTTCTTCCTCATCCACATTACCCTTCAATTGAATCTTCTTAAAGATTTCTGGTACTGTCCATGCATTATAATCTACACGAGCAGTCAATCCTTCAGGCAAACATCTAGGTAGGTTCTCAGTAATACCACCACCTGTAATATGTGCCATACCATATACCCAATCTCCTTCATCTATCAATCTCTTAACCACAGGTGCATATATTGTAGTAGGTGTAAGTAATTCAGGATGATCAGCATAAAATATCTGATGTCTGGTCAATAAATAATTAACCATACTATATCCATTACTATGAAGACCACTACTTGCTAGTCCAATAATTCTATCACTTGGTTTGATTGCAGAACCATCTATAACTTTCTTTTTCTCTACTATACCAGTACAAAATCCTGCCATATCATAATGAAGTTGTCTTGGATGTTCAGCAGTCTCTCCACCTAAGAGATCACAACCTGCAATCTCACATCCCTTCATAATCCCTACCATAATATCTGCCACATTATTATCTACCCTCTGAGTAGAAATATAATCTAGAAAATATAATGGATTAGCACCACATGTAATCACATCATTAACACACATGGCAACTAGGTCTTGACCTATGGTTGTAAAGTCATTCGCAACTGTGCATATGCTTAGTTTAGTCCCAACACCATCAGCACCAGATACTAAAATGGGTTCATTATATCCTGATGGAATCTTAATCATTCCACCAAACCCACCAATACCTGGTGCTTTCTCTCTAAGTTTTTCTACAAATTTATTACCTGCTTCTATATCTACACCAGCAGTCTTGTAATCTAATGTGATACCTTCTTTCTTAAAATTAAGTGGGTCATCCCATGCCATAGTTATAAAGGAGGATACTCTGATATTAATTCTACAACATCCTCACCCTTTTGTCCACTCTCAAACTCTTCCATTAACCTTCTAACTTGCTTCCTATCAAGTCCAGCAAGTTGTTCACAATTTTCTAGACACTTATAGATACATTCTCTATCAGAGATGGGTGCAGAGATCTCCCACCCTTGATCATCATAATACTTCTTACCCTTAGTAAGTTGTGCCTCTACATGAGAAAGGTCTTGTGTTTCAGATGGATTTGTATAATTATGCATATGCTTGTGCGGCTAACCATGTAGATAGTCCTAAAGACGTACCCATTATAGTTAGTCTACTCATCCACCACATAATTTCGTGCTTATGTTTTGTCATAATTAATGTCCCATAGGGATTCCTGATGCCATAAGATTAGAGATGTTCCTCACCTCTTCTGTTATACAATAATCAACAAAATGAGGATGCTCCTTTAATGCAGGAACATCCTCTTTGGATTTCTGTATTGCTTCATATGCATCTACTGCATACTCACATATCTCATGATGTTTGTTTTGTAAGTCGTGATAACCTACTGTATAATTCTTTTGTTGCGTTAGGGGCATGATTTTTCAATCCCATACTACCCATATTTATAGCACAAAGTAGTAAAAAATACCTAATTGTGTGTGGACTTACTGACTGAGTGTTAGTTCCACAACCTAGTTAATTGACGGACATCAGACACACCATAGAGTGCTTTACATCTCTGTAATGCATCCTCTCTTAGATTAGAGGGTGATATAAATTCTACCTTAGTTAATCTATTTGAGTTAAGTAATATCTGTGCTGACCATTTAGTTTCTTTCATCAAAGTAGAATAGCACCTATAACAAAACCTTTAGCAAAGGCAATACAAGTTACTTGGTAATCAGTCCATCCAAACTTATCTTGACACTTTTTAATAAGTGCCTTGTCCCATTCAACTAGTTTATCAAATCCTGCTTTAACTTTTTTCATTTCTTTTTACACTTACATTTGTACTTAGCAACCGCAGCAACAAGTATTAATACTAATGCTGCTATACCAATCCCTTCTCCAACACCAATACCTTGTGGTTCAGGTTCTACAACTTGTTGAATTGCATCTTGTACTTCTATTACCTCTTTAGGTAAAGGAAGGTCTTTAATAATTGTTTCCATGCTTACATCTTAAATGTTTCTGTTGAATCTTTATCAGTAGTAATCTTAAGAGGTGCTTGCTCAACCTTAATAGTTTGAACAGGACCAGTGGATTTTGCTGCTTCAATTAATTTTTCTAAATCTGCTTTACTGATGCCACCACCACCATTACCACCATTACCATTACCGTTGTTCTGCATCTTCATAGTGCCATCACCTTTCTTAGATGCAGTCTGAATTCCGAAGCTCGCTAAAACTCCTGTAAAAACTGAAGCTATAAATGTCGGATCAATTTTCTGTTGTGGTACACCTGGAATGGCAACATAATTTAAAGTCAATATTCCACCCGACCAGGCAAGAACGGTAATGCGAACAAATGTACTAATGATTGCTGCTTGTTCTTCAGCATCTGGTATAATAGCAGACTTTACTTTACCAAAAAAACCTTTCTTCTTTGGTTCCTCTTCATGATGCTCTTCTTCAAGAACTTCTTCTTCTTTAATTTCTTCTGCCATTATAAGAAAGCAACTATCTTATTTAGAAGTTAGGAACTCCTAGACCACCAGAAGGAACAGGTGCAGAAGCTTGTGGTTGTGTTGGTGTAGCAAGATCATTAGATCCTAAAGGAAGTGAACCTTCACCCACTCCACCAAGACCTCCCAAAGATCCACTAACTGCTTCCATAACTTGAGATTTAACTCCATCAATAATGGATGCTCTATTGAGATATACGTATAACCCACCACCGACAACGGAAGCAGATACAACAGTAGACGCAATAGCAAGTACATTAATAATCTTTTGCATTTTAGATAACCTAATTCTATGTATTGTCATAATAGTGATTTATTTATAAAGGACTGTTTGTAAGCACCATAATAATCTACAACACCAGCACTTATAACATATTTTTCTACCCATTCATCAGCACACTCATAGATTGCCCTGTTGTTATTCTCATGGCCATATTTTTTCATGAGAATTCTGAGTACTTCTTGCCTCAGTTTCAATTTTGCTTCATCCATTATCTTTCCAAGTAGGAGGGTTAGATTTGCAGTAATGATTAAACATTATTCTCATCTCATCATAACTCAAATCACAATTATCTGCTGCTTTAGGAAGGTTCCATTTGGCAGTAAACAAATTGTCTAAAGACTCTTGTGTTTCAGTTCTCATAATTAATACCAAGATGTATCATATCTACTATCACTTTCCTTACCATAAGATCCAACAGGAACAATATTAATAGCCAAAGAATATCTAGTTAATTCACTTACATGTTGATCTATACTATGATAAAGATAGGAAGGAAAAATAATCATTTTTTTTCTCTCTGGTTCTATAACTGCCATAGGAATATTAAATTTATTAGGATTAATAACCTTATCATCAAAAGATGTAAGATTTTTTAAAGGATTATGTATAACAAATTTTCCAGAGTTGTTGTCATAATTTCCATAATAATATACTGCAGAAAACCAACAATTTCTATGGTTATGTATTGGAGCAGAATCACCTTTGTCAATTTTAGTAAACCATGAAGTTGATAAATCAAATTCAGTTACATATCCCAATGTCTTTAATCCAGATCGAATATTTTTTAATAAAATATTTTTAGTATTAGGATACTTTTCTAATGCTCTAAAATATTCAAAAGGTGGATACGTATTTTCTTGATTTCTACTAGGGATAAAATCAGTATTACCATTTATCTCAGAAGTATCTTCGTGGATAGTTATCTGGAGTAATGGTATGGTAAACAAATTACTAATAACAACATTACTTTCAATCATTCATTTCACGTAGCTTCTTTTCCAATTTGATACGTCTTTTAACTGTCTTAGCATAAAGAATATCCTCTTTAGTATACCACTCAGGATGTTCTTTTGCAAGTCTTAATAATTTTTTTGCTGCTTTCTTGTCCTTCATTAATTACTCTAAGTTTTCCTCTTGATCTGTGAGTATCACACAATCAGATTCAGGAGTAGCAACACAGAGGAGAGTCCATCCCTCTTCCATTTGTTCTTCATCTAAAAATGATTGCTCATCATTATTTACCTCTCCTTCTAACACCTTACCTAAACATGCTGAACATGCTCCTGCTCTACATGATGATGGTAAATCTAAACCTTCTTCTTCTGCTGCATCTAATATAGGAGTATCATCAGGACAATCAAAAGTGGTTTCTGTACCATCTGGTGATTGTAGTGTTATGGTATACGATGCCATGTAATTTATGCGACAACCGTATTATTTAATCATCCATCATGTACGACATCATAGTCATGAATAATGTTGTTACCATTACAACACCAACAACCATCATAAAAACCATTTGATATGTTTCAGTTAAATTAATCATATCAATCCTAAAGATCCTGCCGTCACTCCCACGACTACAAAGAATCCAAACTCCAACAGACCGTGAGCTCCTGCAGGAGTATTAATTAATATGTTATTGAAGAACGAGAGATCCGACATTTGTATATGCTACGAGGGCTAAAACCCCAACGAAAATTAACTGTTGCATTTGACTAGGTAATTATACTCTCTATAGTATATAGGTATTTCTACCTTGTTGTCAAGAGTATTGTGACACCTAGTACACCGATCATAGCTAAACGACCATTCCATCGTTCAGCAAATCGCCAATATGGGTGACTCCAATCCATTATGCTCCTGATGGAACTGCAATAGGTTGAGTTATTCTAACACCTTTTCCACCATCATCATCGTCATCATCGTTAAATGTACGAAGAATAAGTTCAACTAAGACTAAAGCAGCCATAGGATAAAAAACCCAGAGGACTGCTGTTAGTGGTGAAATAGTATCTGTTGCGGCTGATAAGTCGCCCATATGTTTTGATATTACAATAAGTTACGAGTAATTATTTAGTTTTGTAAAGTTTTAGACTAAACCAGGAATGAGGTGTCCAGTGAAGCTGTAACTAGTGAAGGCAGCAACGCAACCAACGATAGCAGC